TATAGCTAAAATCGGGGCTCACACGAAGGGTCAGAATAGAAACTCAATCGGTATTTGCTATTGCGGAGGCGTTGAGGTTGATGGTAAGACCCCGAAAGATACTAGAACAGAAGAACAAGAAGAAAGTCTCTTAGCGGTGCTAAGAACGCTTAAGGCGATGTATCCTGAAGCTGTAATACATTCTCACAAGGACTTTGCTAATAAAGCTTGTCCATCATTTGACGCAACTAGTGAATATGAAAATCTCTGAAGGAACTGAATTTAAGATAGATCTTAAAACTGTTATAGCAATAATAATGATAACCTCAACTTTTGTAGGTATGTATTATACTCTGCAATCAGACATTGACGACGCTAAAAAGTTACCACCAGCTGAAGTCAAGCGTATGGAATACGACCTAAAGCAGGAGTGGCAAACAAACCATATTGAAAAGCTAGAAGGAAAAGTGGATGAAATACTTGACTGGTGCAGGCAGATAGATTCTGAACTACATAACAAGAAAAATAAATAACATGGGTAAAATATTTAAAAACAGACATGTAACAAAAGGTATGAGCATGGGAAATCCCAAAGGCTCGTATCATTTTAAGACTGTTGAAACTAAAAACAAGAAAAGAGAAGTTAACACTTTTGCTGACGGTAGCAAGGAGGTTAACGTATACAAAAGAAGTAAAGACGGTAGACATGAAGTTTTAGTAAAACAAAATGGTAAAAAGGTTGAATCACCATTAAGCATGGAAAGTCCTCTTTATAAAAAGAAAAAGAAAAATTCTTGCTGGCCAGGTTATGTAGCTAAAGGTAAAAAGAAATCTCCTAGTGGTAAAAAAACTAAGTCTGGTAAAATAAAAATGGTTAACAACTGTGTAAAAAAGAAAAAGTAATGGCTGTAGACAAGAAAAGCTTAAAGTGTAATAAACCTAGAAAAACACCAAGCCATAAGACAAAGTCTCATATTGTCAAAGCTTGTTCTGGAGGTAAAGAAAAAATTATTAGATTTGGTCAACAAGGCGTATCAACAGCTGGTAAAAAGAAAGACGCCAAGTCAAAAGCAAGAAGAGCTAGTTTCAAAGCTAGACATGCTAAAAATATAGCTAAAGGCAAAATGTCTGCTGCTTATTGGGCTAACAAGGTAAAATGGTAATATGTCATTTAAAATAAAAGCACCATATAACATAGACAACACTCCTGTATACTTTGTTAAAGAAGAAAACGGTATACTAGGAAGAGCTAATATGTGTGGTACTATAACTATAAATGATGAGGTTAGAGATCCTAGCCAAATAAAAAATATAATATCTCACGAGTCTGTTCATTTAAAACAAATAAAAGACGGTAGAATAGCTTATGATGAAAACAATATATATCACCGAAAAAGTGGTAAAGGCAAATGGAGTACAGTAAAAAGAAGTAATAGTGTAGATGGAGCTAAATCACATTGGTGGGAAAAAGAAGCTTATAAAAAAGAAAAAAAATAAATTATGGAAACAGTAAAACAAATTGTTAATCACCCTTTATCTAAAGCTGTAGTTTTAGGAGCTTTAGGCTCATTGTTACTGCTTGAAAAACACCCACTATACGCGGGCGTTCTGTTTGGGATAGGTATTAGAGAATTTTTATTAGCGTTTAAAAGTGAGTAAGAAAGAAAAGAAAAAATTTAAAGAAACAAAAATAGGGGCTTTCCTAACTAATAAAGCTCCTAAAATTCTTGATACTATAGGAGATGTACTCCCTGATAATGGAGCGTTTGGTATAGTAAAAAACTTAATATCAAGTGATACTAATCTTAAGCCAGAAGATAAAGAAATGGCTTTAAAATTATTAGAGCAAGATATAGCTGAAATGAATAACATTTCTAGCAGATGGGCTAGTGATATGAAAAGTGATTCATGGTTAAGTAAAAACACAAGACCTATGACACTTATATTTTTAACATTAGCAATGACAATATTCATAATACTAGATTCTACGGTATTATTAGAAATTAAAACAGGTTGGGTTTCATTATTAGAAGCTTTACTTATAACAGTATATGTAGCGTACTTTGGATCTAGAGGCGCTGAGAAAATTACAAAAATTAAAAAATAACAAAATGGCAAGAAGTGTACAACAATCGCAGGCTAAAGAAGTTAGAGTATTTGCTCACGATGCTAAAAGTCTAGTAACTGGAGGCGTTTTAGATACATCTAGTATAGCTGGCACTGACAGTAGAGGAGTTTGCTTATATATAGGTGCAGCTGTTACAGATATAACTGTAGTTATGGAGGCTGGTACAAATATAAGATTTAAAGGATTAGCCGCTGGTTCTTTTTTACCAGTTCTAGTTACTAGAATTGTATCAATAACTACAGCAGAAACATTAGCAGACGATGACGTAATAGCGTTGTACTGATGAAAATAGGGTTAAAAAATACAATACCGGCAATATCTACTTTGCCAGGAAAAGGAGGCGGTGGTACAACTCCATCTGGGCCAACTGTTGATTTAATTGACAATGACTATTCTTTTGAGTTTGACGGAGTAGGATCTTACTTTAACGCTGGTACTGTATTGAATAATACTTTTGCAAGTGATAGTTTTAGTATTTCTACTTGGATATATTCATCTGGGGACGGAAGTTTTAATAGCTTTTTCAATGTGGGAACATCAATACAGTTTTATATTTTTAATACTTTTATACGTTTTTATGTAGCTCCAGCTAACACATCAGGGGTTTGGCCAATGATTTCAGGCGCTGCAATAACTTTAAATGCTTGGCACCATGTTGTTTATACAAGATCAGGAAATGAAAATATAATGTATATAGATGGAGCTCCTAGCACTACAGTAACTAGCACTGGTTCAATACCCGCTAATTCAGGCGAGTTAAGTATTGGCTCATATGACTCAGGTACTAATTACTTTTGGAAAGGTAACATAGATGAAGTAGCAGTTTTTTCTAGAGCTATAAGTGAAGATGACGTAAAACTTATATATGACTCTACAAACGACAACCCTGGTAAAACAGCTAAGTTAGACACATTATCAACCGGAGCGCCTACAGCGTGGTATAGAATGGGAGATTAATTATGGGAACAAATTATATAGCTCCAACATGGAGACAGCCAGAAAATCTTAACAAAGACAAGTTAAGTAATTACAGTATAACTTATGATGGAAATAACGATTATATAACTGTAGATGATAATATATTTTCAGGTTTAGAAACTTGGTCTATGGCGGGTTTTTATAATCTTTCTACACTAACATCTGATAGCGCTATATTTGGAAAGTATGCAAACTCACCTCAACAAATACTACTATATTGGGATAATCCTCTTGGATGGAGACTATTATGGAAAGGAAGCTCCACAGGGGATTTTGTGCAGTTACCTTCAATAGCAACAAATGAATGGCATTTTATCGCTGTAACATACGATGGCACTACTGCTAAAATGTATCTTGACGACCAAGTATATACATATTCAGTATCAACTGGTGCTATAGTCACAGATACAGGATCATGGCAGATTGGAGCTGATGGTAATTCAGGTAAAGATTTTAATGGTAAGTTAGGTCAATTAAGTTTTTATGATTATGCAATAGGACCAACAGAAATATCTTATTTAAGAAACGGCGGTAATCCTTTAATTATTAACGGTGCTGAACCTATAGCTTATTATCCATTAGGTGATAACTCAAATCCTACATCAACCGCTGGTTATCCTAATGTAATATCTGCAGCAGATAGTGTTTTTGATTTCACGTCTAATGGATATATAACTTTACCTACTGTTCCAGAATTAGGTATGGCAGGTGCAAGTAACTATACTACAAATATATGGATAAATAGAGATTCAACAACTCAAGAAGGTATAATAGGATACAACTATGCGAACCCACAAGGAGCTGGATGGTATTTGTGGGCAAATGGAACTACTCTTACCGCTCAATTAGGGTATGATGGTGGAACAACTGCTCCATACGGAACTTGGAAATACACTATACCATCTGCTGACTTTCTTGGATCTTGGCATATGATAACAATGGTTTTTGACGGTAGTCAAACTGGTCAAGATAGACTTAAGGTTTATTATGATGGAGTAGAACCATCTGGAGGCTTTTACACTGATGCAAATTTATTTCCTTCGGTCTTGCCTAATGGGATATCTACAGATAACAAAAGAAATGTTTACTTAGGGGTACTACAAACCGGTACAAATGCAGCGGCTGGATTAACAGGTTATTTATTTAATGGTCAAATGAGTAACGCAGAGTTTTGGAAAGACTCTTTAACAAGTGCTGAGGTTTTAACATTATATAACAATGGTTTACCTTTAGATGGTGGTCAACCAGAAGCTGATAAGCTAAGAGCTTGGTACAAATTAAACCAATCAGCTATTTTAACACCAGGTCAAAACGCTCCTAGTTTTTCTTTCTCAAAAGTAGGTTTTCCAGATCTTAGTGGTGGTGATTGCTATGTGGAAAATGTTGGTGGTGTTTGGCAGTTAACATCAGAGGATATGAACTGTGATTCAACTAATTTAACGGAGTATGTAATTTTAGATTCAAGGGAAATACTTGGAACAGAAACAAGCGCTGTAGTAAGAATTGATTTTAGGTGGCTACATATACCGAGTTCTAGCAGCACGACAGGTGTAGCGCTAGATGTTTCAACAGACGGTGGTGCTTATACAAATTTACTAAATAGTTTTGGCTCAGGTTCTAGCTCGTTGTACTCACCAGGTGGTGGTAGCGTTTTCGTTCCTGGTGAATGGCCAGTCACTTACAGCTCTTCTGTTAAATTAAGACTTAAAATTCAAACTGGTCAGAGTAATGGTTGTGATGCTTTTGTAAAAACATTAAGATTAACTTCTGCTGGTGGTACTATACTATACGATGCTAATTTTTCAGACAGTGCTAATCAAAACACTGGTTACCGATTTAGTTCTACACCTAGTCAACCTACATCAAGTGCTGTGTCAGCTGACAAATGGGACATACCAGATAACAGATCCGCTTACCCGCGAGCTTTTGCATATCCTGTTGCTAATCAAGGTTTAATATATGATCAGTCTATGCTTTCAGACTTGAACCAAATACAGAGTGACATCACTGTTTCTTGCTGGGTTAAAACAACTGTCACCAACACTACTCAAACATTTTTAGCTAGATCTAGAGTTGGTGGACCGTCTAAAGACCAAGGATGGGTACTTGGAAAAGATAATTTCTACGGTAACGGTGGTTATATTACTTTTACTGTAGTAACTTGTGCTGATGGAGCATCGGGCATACCTGATCCTTCCGCTACAGCTGTAACTTTAAGAAACAATCCTTTAAGTGGATTTCCTAACAACGATCCTCAAGGAAACCCACTACTTAAAATGAATGATGGTAAATGGCACTTAGTCTCTGGTGTATATGATAGGTCAGAGAATAGGGTTAGCTGTTATATAGATGGTGTATTACAAAATACTAAGGTAGTCGCTGGTTTAGGTGATGAAAACATGCCAGTGTTTATAAAAGCAACAAGTGGAGGAAGTAGAACAACTGTTGGAGGTTACAACAACGGTAGTAATATGAATTCCTTGGTTAAAAATTTTAAAGGCGAAATTAGTAATGTTAAAATATGGGATACTGCTTTATCTACTGCTGAAGTTGTTAGTTTATATAATAACGGTTTTCCTTTAGATTCAAACTTATTAAAACCTAGCAGCTTAAAGGCTTGGTGGAAATTAGATAACTCTAATAAATACAATAATTTAGGTTGGGCTAGTTCTTGGAACATATACAACAATGCATATACTATCACAGACACTACAGATTATAACTATGCTTTAGCAAAGGGTTCAGGTTTAGGAACTGGATATATTCAAGCAACATCTATACCTAGTTTAGACATTACTAGTGACACTACTATTTCTATATGGATAAAAGGAGATGTAACAACCGGAACAATAGCTCTTACAGGTGGTGTATTTGGAGCAGGAGGAGATTTAGCTTTAGTAAGTGATCAAGTGTTAATCCGTAGAGGAAGTTCTAATTATAAGTATTATTCAAATGGTCCTGGTAGTAGATTAAGAGACGGTAATTGGCATCACATACTTATGTATAGTCCAGGTTATGCGCAAAGCGATATAAATGATGTTAGATTATTTATGGATGGTCAAGAAATTCTAGGTGGCGCTGCTGCTCAAGGTGGACTTCCAGCAGCAGTTGGTTCTAACTTAATATTCCAAGGTAATGTTTATACACCAACAACAAGTGGTGTTGTTAGCAATGCTGTTGTTTGGAACAGTAATCAAATATCACAACTTAGCGAAATATATAACAACGGTTCTCCAGCAGCTTCATACACAAATAATCCTATATACTGGGTTACTCTTGAAAATGACGATACTGCAATTGGTGGAGGTTTATATGATAAAAGTGGTAATAGCAGTACTACTGTTAAAATTGGTGCTTTAACATCTATTTTTAGCGAAGTAAAATCTAAAGGTTATTATGCTTTATCTAAAGATTTAGTTGAGTCTGATTTATTAGATGACAATGTTTCTACAGTTAATGCCGAAAGTAATAATTTACCTAGTACAGCTTTAGTTCAAAGTGACATAACTAGAAAATTACCTTTTAGTATTTATAGTTATAACTTAGACGGAGCCTCAGAATATTGGGACGGTAGTACATCTCTTGGTAATTATATTGGTGATAATTATACAGGTTACTTGAGTATTTCAATTTGGTTCAACCCAGTAAACACTGGAGATGACTGTGGTATATTGCAATTAAGAGAAGTTGGTGCAGGTTCTACTTACGATAACCTATCTATATATTTATGGAACAATTTTTTATACGTTGACGCTCAAGGTGATGATGACGAGATTGCTTTTGGAACATCAAATAATAATACTTGGAACCACTTATTATGTGTATTTCATCCAAGTGGAGTTAAGTTGTATTTAAATGGTCAAGAAACAGCATTAAGTTTTACATATGCAAGTTCCGGGTTAGACGTTAATAATAATGAATTTTGGATAGGTAATTATTATAGTTCAAGCGCTCAATTTGGATGGAATGGATTTCTTCAAAACTGTGCAGTATGGGACAAGCAACTTGATATAAACGATGCATTAAAGCTATACAATAATGGAGTTACTCAAAACTTGAAAGATTTTAGAATATCTCCTATTAGATGGTGGGCTTTAGATGAAAATTCTAGTTATTGGGATGGAACTAAAATTATTGGTAGAGAACTAATAACAGGAGATGATATTGATGGAATTAACATAGCACAATTAGATTTGCATGGTAATGGACCTGGTTCTATAGCAAATGGTGTAGGATCAAATATAACAATAGCAAGTCTAAAAGGAGATATGCAGAACAGCACAAGAAACTCATACAGTATTAATATGGCTGATTATGCAGACGGTGTAACTAACCCAGCGGACTCAGGCAGATCAACAAATGTACCTTAAATAAGTAAAAATGACAACATATATAGTGATAGATATAGATACGCAGACTAGTTTAATAGATTTTAGTCAGATAAATACAACTAGTTCACAAACAATGAGAAGAAATTTAGCTAATACAGAAGCTGTACTATCTTATCAAGTAGATCCTAGTTTTATAACTAATGGTAGAGTTGTACCATCACAGACTTTAAATCATGAAGAGGCTTTAGCTTTGTTAGCAACTCCAGCGTGGACTGATCCTGAAAAGGTAAAAACAAAATAAAATAAAATATAATTAAATTAAATTAAATGGAAAATAAAGTAACTAAAGAGGAAATAGAAACAATAAGAGAACATCAGGTTAAGGTAAATACAGCTTTAAATGAGATAGGATATTTAGAAAGTAGAAAACATGCTAGCTTGCACGAATTGGCATCTATAAACCAAGAGGTAGAAGACTATAAGTCAAAATTAGAGGAAAAGTATGGTGCTATAAATATAAATATAGAAGATGGTACTTTTGAAGCTATAGAACAAGAATTAGAAGTAGTAGAATAATATAATGTCTAGTATTATTAGAAAAATAAGTATTGGTTCTGATTATAAGAATGAAGCTATGCATTATTCTTTAGGTCAAGAGGTATATGGAGGTCATACTATTTGTGATATATTAAGCAGTGAAAGTGATGGAGATTACTTAATATACATAAAAAAAGGAGATGAAGTTTTACCTTGGAAGAAGTTTAACTCTAATATGGCTATAGCTGTAGAGTTTGATTTAAAATACTAATGAAAAGTTTATATAATTTTATTGTTAAACCGTTTAAGCAGAGGTATAATAACAGTATAGAAGTAGGTAATAAAAGTTTAATAACTAACACAAGTATAGACGATTATAGATCTGTTAGCAAAAAAGCTTTAGTAGTTTCTACACCTTTATCTTACAGTGGCGATATAACTGTTGGTTCTGAAATATATGTTCATCACAATATATTTAGAAGATATTATAATATAAGAGGTGAGGAGAGTAACTCTTCAAAGTATTTTAAAGACGATAAGTACTTTGTTAATGCTGGTCAAATATACGTTTACAAAAAAAGAGAACAATGGAAAACTAATTTAGACTATTGTTTTGTTAAACCATTGATAAATAAGTCTGACCTGTACACGGATAAGGAAAGAAAGCACTTTGGTATATTAAAGTATTCAAATAAGTTCTTAAAAGACGCGGGATTAAGTCCTGGGGATTTAGTAGCGTTTACCCCAAGTTCAGAATTTGAATTTGTTGTAGAAGGTGAACGTCTTTATTGTATGAAATTTAATGATATAGTTTTAACTCATGAACACGAAGGAAACGAAGAAGAAAATAATCCAAGCTGGGCAAAAAGCCATTGAAGAATTAATCAAAGTAGCTAAAGAGAAAATTGTAGACTCAGAAGATGATGTGTCAGCTGATAGATTAAAAAACGCAGCTGCTACAAAAAAACTAGCTATAATGGATGCTTTTGAGATATTAACACGCATACAAGAAGAGGAAGAGTTATTAAGTGAAAAACCTAAAGACAAGAAAGAAGAAAGAAGTTTTAGAGGTTTTGCAGAAGGGCGTAGTAAATGAGTCATGAGCAAACTCTTTGGAAAGAGGTAAAAGATATAGTTAACCCTAAATTATTATCTAAGCAGAACAGATATAAAAAATGGGAGTATGGTTATAATGCAGATTATGACTTCGTAGTTATTAGTAAAACTGGACAAATTGGACAAATCATTGAAATTCAAAACCTCCGTATTGCATTACCAGCGGAACATGAATGCTTTAAACGAAGCGAAGATAAAAAGAAACAATACTGGGAAAAACAAGAATACCCGAAAGAATTAGCTAGAATTAAAACTAGATTTGATTGGGAGGAATATCCTACGGATTTTAAAGAAGAATGGTTTGATTATATAGATGAAGAATTTAAGCGTAGATCAGATGGTTACTGGTTTTATAATAACGGTGTGCCTACTTACATCACTGGTACTCATTACATGTATTTGCAGTGGTCAAAAATCGATGTTGGATCAGCCGACTATAGAGAAGCAAATAGATTGTTCTATATATTTTGGGAAGCGTGCAAAGCCGACAGCAGATGTTATGGAATGTGTTATCTTAAAAACAGACGGTCTGGTTTCTCCTTTATGTCATCAGCAGAACTTGTTAACCAGGCAACTATATCTTCAGATGCCAGATTCGGTATCTTATCAAAATCTGGAGCAGATGCTAAAAAAATGTTCACAGACAAAGTTGTACCAATATCCGTTAACTATCCGTTTTT